TTAGTACGCCTTTTCAACCCCGCCCCGCAGTGGATTTAACGTCACCGCGTGCTGAAGGAAATCAGGGGAAAAGTGGGCGTATATCAGGGTTTGCTGAATACCCGCGTGTCCCAGAATATCCCTCAATGTCACGATGTTGCCACCGTTGATCATAAAGTGGCTGGCGAACGTATGCCGGAGTACATGTGTTGCCTGGCCGCGTGGCAGGTCAGGTACTACAGTCCTCAGCTTGATCCGGAAGTTTTCATAATCAACTTTAAACAGCTTACCGGTTGATTTCGTCTTAATGAGTTTTTCCAGTTCTTCAGAAATCGGCACAACCCGATTTTTTCCGTTTTTGGTCGCAACATAACTAACCCTTTGCATGCGCACTTGCATGGCCCCCAGGTTCGAAGCCTCACTCCATCTTGCACCTGTGCTGAGGCACAGCAGTGCCACCTTTCTTTCGTCACCATTCAGAACGGCCAGCAGGCGGTTTATCTGATCGGGCATTAAGAAAGTGACCTCAGGAGCAACCTGCTTGAGAACTGGCAGTTTCTCAATGGGGTTCGGCTCTTTGTACTCCCCCATCTTAATTAACGTCTTAAACAGGCCGCTCAGGCGGTACATGTCACGATTAATCGTGGAAGCCGTGATCCCCTCATTCAGCCGCGTGATACGCATTTGCTGAAGCTGCTTTGTTGTCAGAGCGTTAGCCATCGGGTTGCCCAAATGCGCGGCGGTCTTAAGAAGATGCCTCCTTTCGATAATCCCGGTTGGGATGGTTGAGCCATAAACTTCAAACCAGTCAGCTACCAGATCGGTCAGCTTGCGCCTCTCCGCCTTCGGTGTGTGCCACTCTTCCCGTTTGCTTGCGGTGGCTATTACGTGCATTTCAAAGGCTCGCGCCTCTGACTTTCTGTCAAACTTCCGGCGGATGCGTTTTCCATCGCGTCCCACCGGTCTTATGTCCACTTCGTATCGACCATCATCAAGGGTTTTAATGCTCATTTGGTGAGCCTCCTGATTGATGGTGTTACTGCTTCTTCGTTCGCTGTGGTGCCGTGGCTTAAAAGCCAGGCTGAATGTAACCCTAACCAGCCCTGCCTGTTAATTGGGGTGATTCTGTTTTCTCTGGCCCACTGTGTGAGAGAGCCGGAGCAATTTGTCCGGCTGCTTCAGAAGTTTTGCCGATCATCAGCCACAGCGTGTATTTCTGAAATCGTTCGACCTCAAGAATTCTTTCAATGATTCTCAGGCCTACGCTATCGCCGTCTGTCTCGAAGTTTCTGATCGAGCTAAGAGCTATGCCTGTTTGATGAGATAGTGCCGCCTGAGTGAAACCCTCCGCCTTCCTGATGGCTCTTAATTTCTGCCCATAATCCCTATTCATGCTTGTTCTCCAGAGTTTGTATTGATTAGCGAGGCTGCTTGATTGCAGCTTTAGCTATATCGCCCTCCGAGATTATCTCTTCAGCACCTTTCGGTGCGACTTGGCCTGCTTCAGGAGCTGTATCACCTGTCATCAGCCACAGCGTGTATTTTTTGAACGCATCTACCGCGAGAATTCTTTCGATAATTCCCAGCCCAACATCCACACCTTGAGTCTCATAATTTTTAATTGAGCTTAGCGCTACGCCTGTAAGGGCAGAGAAAGCTGGCTGTGTGAGCTTCTCTGATTTTCGGATAAGTCGCAGTCTTTTTGCATAGTCTATTGACAAAGTACCAACCTCAAGACTAATCTGCACGTTAAGTACTGATGTCAGTACTGGCAGTTTAAATTAAAGCCAACCGCCGCTAGAAGCCGTAGGAAGCAGTTAGAAGCAGTTGGAACCCAACACAGGAGATTAACACGATGAGCGTAATTAGTGATGTTTCCGAGGTTAAGAGCCTTATCGACGCTGTTACATACCAGCGCTTCGGAGAAATGATCGGCAAGCCGACCAGCGCTATCAAAGCGATGGCTGAAAGTAACAAACTGCCGTTGATCGAATGGCGGAACCCGGAAAACCCTACAGCGCGTGCCGGGGAGAAAATGGTCTATCTCCCTGAATTTAATCGTGCAATGCGGGATGCATATTACAGCCGACCGACCGAACAACGCGATGCCTGGTTGCTTTGGTTGGGACTAAATTAAGGTGGTGATGATGGCGCATCAGTTGGTTGAAGTGCATAAGCACCTTTCTTTGTATCGTGGATTCTCTATCTCACGTGCGCCACGGTCACCATTGTTCCCGCGTCACCGCTACATCGTGACAAAGGACGGCAACTATTTTGGTCAGGACTTCGCGCAGGATGAGGCGATAAATATCATCGACCAGCTGTGTGCTGATCAGGAAAAGTGGCTCATTAAATTAACCGGGTTTATTCCTACTTCGGAAATTACAAATGTCACGACCACTGACGAGTGACGATATTATTTTTATTGTTTCATTGTGCGCAGTCGCTTACGGCGTAATTGAAAGTATCCAGTTAATGATCCGTGATTACTGCCGCAGGGCAAAAATGAAACGCACAGCAAAATAATCAAATTACGGAAATAGAATCATGCGCGAACAATACCGGACACTGGCGGATAACCTGCTAAATGCATTCCACCATAAAATTATGAATTTAAAAGCAGCTACGGCTATTGCGCCGCATGTGCGTGAAACGTCTACCGCAGATCATGCATTTCGTCTGAGCGTAGGTCTTGAAGGTTTGCAGACAGTGGCGAACGCCGCTGGAGACAATGAGGCCTATGAAGAAGTTGAACGGCTGATCTCTAAAGTCAGCTGCGGTAACTACCCAATTCCGGGTAGCTGGTAATAATCCGGCGCTTAGCGCCGGGCCTATCCGAGGCATCATTTACGAGTGGTGCGCCTGATAAGCAACGTTTTTTAGGAGGTGGCTGTGCGGATCATTGCGGGAGGACTTAGTGCGGTAAACCCACACGCCGCGATAGCGCGGCCCCACCTTGAGGCGTTTCACAAGAAAGTTGATGAAATGCGTGGCGGGAGCAAGATGGCACTGGCATTTAATAAGCTGAATATGGCAGAACGCAAAGTTGTTTTTGTGCTGGGTAACTCCCTTGCAATCCGTTCACCGCAGGTGATGGACAAACTATCTGAAAAGCACGTTTCTTTAAATTATGACCAGCTGACGGTTAAAGAGAAGTTGACCGTTATTCGCGGAATGAAAGAAATAAAGAAACTGGCTAATAAAATTCCTTACAGCCAGCCAGGCGAAGAGGAAGCCTTAAAAAATCCACGGAACGTAATTCCAGCATCGCTGGAAGATTATCGCGCCGATGATGCCGAAATACCGCGCAGCAAAGTAAATAACGCCGCCGGATTCTGATTTAAACCACAGCTGTGAAAACAGGCGCTTTATTTGCGCCGGGATTCTTATTGTCCATTTTCAGGAGACTACACATGAAAAATCTGGAAAGCCGTCTGATAGAAGCAAATGCAGAAGCTGCTATGGCTGCGCTGTTCACGAAAGCAAATGCCGAAGGCCAGAAGGCAAAAGCCCTCTCCGTTTCAATCCGCCTGAACGCCCTGGCTATCCATATCGCTAAAAAAGAACTTCCTACGTCAGACGTCGTTGCGCTGCTGATGAAAGAAGCCCTGCGTTTTGAGGGTGAGGCGGAGGCGCTGCACTGATGGCGGACGCAATGGATTTAGAGCAGGAGCGCCAGGCGGAAACGCTGGCGCGTCAAATCAACAGCGCCCGGCAGCTACCAACGCAGCCCAGCGCTTTTTTCTGCGAAGAGTGCGGGGAGCCAATTCCTGAGGTTCGCCGCGCTGCAATTTTTGGCGTCACTACCTGCGTTTTCTGCCAGTCGCTTATTGAGCGGCGTGCAGCCCACCTAAAAGGCGATAAAAAATGAATGATAACAGTTTGATGGCAGTGAACACGGCACGTCGGTGGTTGGCTGAAAATCGCCTGATTTTGGACACTGAGACAACGGGCCTTAGTGGTCTTGATGAGATTGTTGAGATCGCGATTATTAACGCTCGTGGCGATGTAATTCTGGATACCCTGATTAAGCCCTCTAAAAGTATTCCTGCTGAAGCTACTGCTATTCACGGCATCACGAATGAGATGGTTGCAAATGCGCCATGCTGGTCTGAAGTACACCATGACGTGTGTGGATTGATTACGCGGTCAAGCGGATTCGTTGCTTATAACTCTCAATATGATTCCCGGTTAATTCATCAAACTGCGGCTTTAAGTGGTGGCACAACGGCTTTTTCCGAGTCGGAGGCAGCAGTAATTAACAACATCCATGACTGCGCAATGCTGCTTTATGCGGAATTTTACGGGCAGTGGGACGACCGTCGGAGTAACTATAAGTGGCAGCGGCTCACGGCAGCAGCAGAACAGCAGGGTGTTGAAGTCATCGGGCAGGCGCACCGCGCTTTAGCCGATTGTCTGCTTACGCTGGGTGTAATCAAAGCGATTGCTGCGGGCGGTGCAGCATGAATAAAACCATTCTGAAATGGCTTGGCAGCAAGGTCAAAGTGATGACAGAGCTGAAAAAACATCTGCCACCCGGTGATCGCCTTGTTGAGCCGTTTGCCGGTTCATGTGCCGTAATGATGAACACCGATTATCCGGCGTACCTGATTGCGGATATTAACGCTGATTTGATTAACATGTACGTCCAGATCAAGCAGCATGAAAACGCCTTCATCGCGCTGGCCGCAAAGGTGTTCGCGCAGAATAAAACAGCCGAGTGTTACAAGGCTATCCGCGCCGAGTTCAATAACGAGCCAGCGCTCACGCTGCTGTATCGCGCTGTCTACTTCCTGTATCTGAACCGACACGGTTATCGTGGTGCTTGCCGCTACAACCTTAGCGGCGGTTTTAATATCCCGTTCGAAAAAATCGCCAAACCCTATTTCCCTGAAAACGAGATCCGCGCCTTTGCTGAAAAGGCTGGCCGGGCGACGTTCGTCTGTGCCGGTTTCGCCGAAACCCTCGCAATGGTTCAGGCCGGTGACGTGATCTACAGCGATTCACCATATGACGGCACTTTCTCCCAGTACCACACAGCCCGTTTTGGCCGCCCTGAACAGATTGAGCTTGCTGCGCATCTTGAACAGCTGCGTAGCCAGGGCTATCCGGTTGTGGTTTCGAATAGCGACACAGAGTTTACCCGCGAGGCGTATGCAGGTTTCAGCCTGAACAGCATTACCACGTTTCGCAGTGTTGGCGTTGCCGCCGGTGCCGGGAAGAAAGCGGCTGAGATCCTGGCTGTTAGTCGTGGTGCGGGGGTGTCCCATGCGTAAGCCAACAATTAAACAACTGATCGACAGTGAGATTTCTGATTTTGCTGCTGCGCTTGGGCAGCCTGGCTATTGCGAAACGCCAGAAGCGATTCAGGCCGAATTGCTTAAACGTTTTGCGCATATTTCAGCAGAAGCTGATCAGTACATTTTTGAACTGAGGGGCCGTGTTGAAGAGCAGGAGAATCAAAAAAAATGGATTAGGGATCGTGCGGTTGTGGCTGAGGCCGAGGCTATGCGGTTGAAGTCGTCACCGGTGGTTCTTTGGGAAATCAGTAACCCCGGTGAAGGCTCGTACTTTGTATATGAAGAACCAACGGATTATCGCCGCGAACTGATTATTGGTTCGTACTGCCTTTTGCCGTCTGAGGTGGTCCCGAAGCCAGATTTTGGTGGTCATGATTGGGTGGACTGGAATGAGCTGTCACGACGCGGTTTATTGCGTCGCATAAATACCGAAATATTACACTCGATTGGTCTTGCTGTTTTTCGTAATCCCGCCAATGGGCAATCGGGTGGCGCGTTCATTGCCGATGATGGTATTTGGGAATATGCGAAGGATCTAAAGCTGCCTGGCCAGGGTACAAATGACTGATCACACTCGCGGCCGAGTAGCTCCATCACCTCCACCACCGTTCCCTGGTATGCTCCCTGAGCCTGCCGGGGCTTTCGCATGGAACGCACCGCGCCAGTATAATTTTGAAGAGCTTGATCGCTCACCTTCCGTAATTCGTTACCGTAATCTGGATGGCGAAAAGCGCAGCATTTCCCTTTTTGATTATGACGGACAGAAAAAAACCGGGGATTCGGAGGTCCGTTTACTGCGCCGCCGTCTGGATTCGTTGCCGCAGTATATCCGCCGTTACTACGACCAGAAATTAAGCAACGTAGAAAAAAATCAGGGGAATAAGAAAGCGTCCAGCTGGTTGAAAAATACCTTTGGGCGCTTTGTTCTTCCTCGTATTGATGGCGTTAACGAAAAATACCTGCCGTTAGATACGCTGCCTATGAACCTCATGCATCTGCGTGATGATCTGCGCCGCATTCCGTGGGCGGGTAAACGTGAACTGAAGAAGCTGGCTTACCGCCTGGCTGACTGTCTTACTGCTGAATTTATGCGTGAGTCTGATCATCAGCTGTCACGACATGGTGATTACGAATTCGCGATCATCTCAGGTTATGGCCGGGCTGGTTGGCTTATTACCCATCTGAACATGACGGCTCCGGGCTGGCGAGCGTACTGCAAAGAGGAGCTGACGGCAGACGATGCGTTACGCTGCGTTGCCCGTATTGAGTCGTCTGCGTGGTGGCTGCGCCGCCTGCGCCGTTTGCATGACCAGTGGCGTGAACATCTGATGATCGCAGCTGGCTACGTCCATAAAAAAGCTACGCCATATTGCAGTGAGCCATGTCTGAAGGAATGGCAGGCACAAAAAAAAGCAAACCGTGAATATATCAATGCGATGGAGCTTGAGGATAAAGAAACCGGGGAGCGGATATCGCTGGCTGACAAAGTTAATGGCAGCGTTGCTAATAAAAATATTCGTCGCGCTGAGCTGATGGCGCGTATGCGTGGGTTTGAAGACCTGGCGAAAGCTGACGGGCTGGTTGGAGAGTTCTATACCCTGACGGCCCCGTCAAAGTTCCATGCGATGCAGCAAAGCGGGCGACGGAATAATAAATACAACGGTGCCAGCCCTCGCGAAACACAGCGTTATCTCTGTAACGTATGGTCGAAAGTGCGTGCTAAATGGAAGCGGGAAGGCATTCGCACATTCGGCTTTCGTGTTGCTGAGCCACACCACGATGAAACGCCGCACTGGCACGCGCTGTTGTTCTTTAAGCCTGATCAGGTTGAGGCGGCACGTGCAATTTTCCGCAAATATGCTTTGAAAGTTGATGGTGGTGAGAAGGGCGCGCAAGAAAACCGTTTTAAGCATGTTCCCATCGACGAGGCTTTCGGATCGGCGACCGGATATATCGCGAAATACATCTCTAAAAATATCGACGCCCACGGGCTTGATGGTGAAACGGATGATGAAACCGGGGAGCTTCTGACGGAGATGTCTGCACGCGTCAGCGCGTGGGCCTCCCGCTGGAACATACGACAGTTCCAGCAGATCGGCGGTGCGCCGGTCACCGTTTATCGCGAGCTTGGCCGCTTGCGTGATCGTGACCTTTGGCTTTTCCCTGAGATAGTCCCGGCGCAGGTTGCCGCAGGTGAATATGACTGGGCGGGATATGTTACAGCACAGGGCGGTCCTCTGGTTCCTCGCGATCTTCTTCGCGTACGCCTCAATTATGAAGTGACTGAAAACGGCAATGACTACGGTGATGACGTCAGTCATGTGACTGGCGTGTACTCGCCATTTGATCCGGTCTCGTCGGTCATCTTCACCCGTACCAATAGCTATCAGATAGTCCCTAAAGCGAAAGAAGAGGCCGTTAAAGGTGTTGCAGTGGGTGTTGACCTGGCTTTATCAGGCGGCCCCGCCGCCCCTTGGAGTTCTGTCAATAACTGTACGCGGGAGCCGCGAAAGCTGAAAAAAATGGCTGTATCGAGCACGGTCAGAGGTGACCATGTGGTACCGCCAGCGGTGGTTACCGACGTCAATATTTGGGACGGCGTTGATTTTGACAAAATGACCCGTAAGCAACGCCGGGCGTTCAATGAAAATCTTGTGTCACTGAGTAAAAAGCCGCGTTCGGCTGTTCAGGGAGTTGCTTCAGTAGCCCCGGGACGTGCGGCGGCGCTGGCGGATTTTGCTAAAAGTTGTGGTCTGAACATCACTGAGCTTGAGGCTAATAAGCTGGCGGCTGGTGAGATTTTAACGCTGAACGGTAAGCGCTGGCGGGCACAGGCCGACGGCGCTATCAGGGATGCTGGCCGCAGTGATGAAGAGATTAAGAGCAGTTTAATGAGTCGTGTTTATAAGCTGGCGAATTCAACAAGGCAGCAAAGCGGACAAAAATGACCATGCTGGCCAGTTGTCCGGTGGTCAGAAATGACCGTACTGCAGTTATTTTTAGGAGGTGAATAATGGGTTATTTAGGGAGCAAGGCGGCCAGCGGCGCTTATCAGAAAATAATATCACTGATGCCGGTGCACGATACCTACGTTGAGACTCATTTAGGTGGTGGTGCCATTATGCTGAGAAAGCCGCCCGCAGCGCTTAACATTGGTTTTGATATTGACGTCAATACGATAGAGGCTTTTTGCCAGGGCAATCCTGATTTTCTTGATGGCCTGGCTGATGATCTGATGATTTCCGCGTCAGATGCGGTTACGGAATTAAATCAACTGGCTTATGGGGAGTTGGGGAAGGTGCTGATTTATGCAGATCCGCCATATCTTGCGGAGACGCGCACCAGTAACGCAAAGTACCGTAACGAATATACGCGGGCTGACCATGTGCAGCTGCTGCAATGCCTGCGGCGCGTGCCAGCGAATGTCATGCTATCGGGATATCCTTCCGCGCTTTACGATGAAATGTTACCAGATTGGCATACCACGGAGTTTCAGGTGATGACACGCGGTGGTGTTCGAACTGAAAAGCTATGGATGAACTATGATCCCGCAGTTGTGCCGTTATTTTCTTCCGCTTTCGCGGGTGATGACTATGAAGACCGGAGGCGCATCAAGCGCAAAGCTGCACGCTGGCGTGAGAAGTTCAGACTGTTGGCACCGGGGGAAAGGCTTGCTGTATTGGCTGCCTTGTCGGAGGTCGATTTAAACAGATAATTCCGAAAGTGGCGGTGCTTTGCCGCCTCGCCTGTTGTTATCTTGACCTGTCCACGCTTCGCAGATATACAGAAATCGAGTTCAACCCGCCTGGAGCGGACCCGATGAAAGTTTACGATACCAATTATCCCCCTGATACTTTTGGCCGCATTAAGATGGGGCTGATCAAAGAGATGTACCTCAGTTATAACGGATATTCGAAGCCTGTAGGCGGTGACAGCCTGCGTATCAGCTGCACATATCAGGGTGTTGTAAGGGATGTGATCACAGTGAAAATCGTATCAGCTGCGGATAGCTCTGATGCACCGGAAACGGTGCTTATCAGGGTTGAGGGGCGTTTAGCTGATATGGGTAAGCTGACGGGCTGCGATAATGGCTGGTTCCATCGCGATCACCTTCCGCGTTTGCAAAGTTGACGAATTAGCGCCAGCGATTGTGCTGGCGTCTTCTTATCGGGTATATCCCATGTTCATTAAGAAAAATCTCTTTAATTCATAACCTTCTTCTGCGTACTCCCTCCATGATGGCTGGTAATAATCTATCCATTCGTTGGCTTCGCGCCGCGTGAAGTGGTGGTTAACTTTTTCCAGTTCCTTCACGAAATCTGACGTGTTGACTACTTGGCCCTTGGTGGCGTCTCTTTTGATGCTGTTCAAAAATGCTGATTTTATTTCGTAATTTCGCGCCATAACTCACCTACCTTTAGCTGTATATATATACAGTATTGCAACTTTCCATATAAATCAATTATCAGTAACTATATGTATAACAAGTAAATTTGTTGTCATTGGGTTGTTTGTGGTGAGAATTGTCTTAAAAAATATGGGCTTTGCTGTTATATCTCTGCGATATCAATAGTGGCATGAGGTATTGAAAGTGAAGGATATTATCAAGGGGATTGCGGATCGTTTGAGTGGTCCGATTTATGGATATATTTCAGTATCTTTAGTTCTATTTAATTGGAAGTGGCTAGCTCTTTTGTTTATGAGCAAGCATCCAGTTGAGGTCAGGATTGCTGTTATAGAACAATACTTTAATTGGATATTGGGTCTTTGGGCTCCTCTGGCATCAGGGGTTTTAGCAGTGCTACTAACACCATTTTTTCATGTTGTTTTGGCATCAGTCCATCGTGTAGCGGCGAAACTGGGATTATCCGTAAACACCAAGATGGTGAAAGATAAGGTTAAGGCTGATCAGACAATAGCGCGAGAGAATGCAAAGAGCGCATATGCGCAAAAAATTGCGGATGATTTCGAAGAACTAAGGCAAGTAAGGGTTCAAAGACTCATAGTAAAGGTTGAAACCAACATAAAAAATATGCGTGAAGATGCACGTAAGCTTCATTTGCATCATAAAGAAAACGCTTCAAAGTTCGAGGAGTTAAAAAGTGAAGTCTTAGAGACCATTTCTATGTTGAAAGGCATTGAAAAGATTGCTGGAAATTTTCAAGAGTTTGTTCCTAAAAATAGTAAATTGTACGAGTCAATAGAATCCCGAAGTGACTTTATTGCCCTTTGGCATGTTAATTATGGAAATGAAGGAAACGTTCCCGATTATTTGCAGCTCAACACAGAAGGTCTTGAGGGCAGCACTAAACTTCCTCCAGAAAATGAGTGATGCAATAAATCGCACCGTTTTGCACAGTTTTTTTATGGTTCCGACTGCCAGCCAGCCCCAGCACTGGCGCGGGATTGGCCAGGCTGCATAAGTGCAAAAAAAGGCACCATTTTTATGCGCGGGCGAGGCGGGGGAGCAGTCGCGCGCAAAGGGGGTATGGAAGGGGTATTATTCAGAATGCGAGAATTGCCCGAAAATCGGGCCGTATCGTGTTTTTCAGGGGTGAGGCCGTGTCATTGTGTGAGAAACGGCAAAGCCCCGCAGCGTGGCGCTGAGGGGCTTAGATTCGAGAGGAGTGAAGCGGGTGAATGTGACCGTGCCAGCTGGCTGGCCGTGATTTATTTGCTGGTCTCTGCCAGCGCGTAGGGTTTGAAGTCGAACACATCCACACCCAGCCAATCATTCAGATCTTTCAGCACTTCCATCACTGGATAGAGTTCGTTAATAGCGAACACCTTCGCTGCTTTCTCAATATCACCGAGGCCGCCCGTATTGTTAGGCATGACACCCATAAGCTGTGGCGGGACGCGGTGGATTGCCAGCATGTCATCGCGGGTCGCGTCTTTGATGCCGGTGAATTCATCCTTCGCTGCGATCTGGCTGAATGGCAGGATTTGCAAGCCGTCTTTCTTTCCGCCCGCCGCGTAAACGAATAGGTTTTTAAACGCGCCACCGCCCCTGGCATCCTTCAGCGATTTCTTCAGTTTCTCAACGTCAGCGCTGTTGGCGACGGGATCGGTGAGGTACACGATAACCCCGGCGTGACTGCCGTTGATGTAATAGTTGCGGCGAAATAACGTGGCTTCACCGTTCAACAGAATGGATTGCATTGCCGACATATATTCAGGGGTTCCGTAAATCTCCTGGTGAATGCTGGGGCTGCGCAGGTGGTAAACGTTACCCGGCGGAAAGGCATAATCCTCTTCGTAGTAGGTGACAAACCAGTACTGATTGAGGTCTTCCCCGCGCCGTGTATATTTCGCCAGGCTGTGCTTTAGCTTTAACGGCTGGCCCAGTCGGTTTTTCCTCAGTTCCAGATACGCATTGCCAAACACCAGATAGTCCATGATGAAGGCGCTCGCATCCTGCCGGGAAAGCAGCGGGTGCGGTTTAAAGCAGGACATAATGACATTACGTTTGAATATCAGCGGTGACTGATGGTGTACCGCGCCTTCAACCATCCTCGCCAGACCATATGTGCTGATCGGGGGTTCGTACCAGCGCCCATTTTTGGCGCACTCCATGCAGTCCTGTAAGTCACGCTGATCCATGATTGACGTCGGTTCACCGAAACTGAATGACTGGATTTCATCAATCGGCTGCTGAATTGAATCGCCAGCTGGCAGGGCTTCAGGCGTCGTTGCGTTGCTGAACGTTCTGTTTTTTTTAGTGCTGCGGCTCATTCTTAGAATTCCTCAACGAAGCTGTCACTACCGCTGCCGGCATCATTGCCCAGCGGTTCATTTTGTAATGCGTGCATAGTTGCCCAGGCCAGATCACCGTGGTTGCTGCCGCGCTTGCGATCAGATGCGTAGGTGATGGTGCCGCCCTTCGGGGTAATAAGTTTTCTGATAGTCATGAAGCTGCTGACGACATCCATCATTCCCGCGTCATATTCAAATCGCCCAGCGCGGATGACCATTTGCGCCTTGAGAACCAACTGTCGCTTAACGGCTGGGGTGTAGATGTGCATCTGAGCCGCCGGGAAGAATTTCACCACCAGTTCATAAACTGCTGCCCCGATACTGTTCCCGTCGATATCGATATGCTGTACGTCATAAATTGTTGTCAGCCGTTTGATAAACGCTGCCTGTTCTTCAAATTCCATGCCGCGCAGCTGGTGACGCTCAATTACGCGGAATTTACCGCCTGGAACCAGTGGCGGGGCAAGCACGACAAGGCCGCCGCTGTCGCCTTTACCGCTGCTGCCGTTGGGATCATAACCAATCCAGACCTTACGGTTACCAAGGGGGCGGGGCGCGTAGGGATTCCAGTCGGGCCAAATACCGCTGTAACCGTCCACGCCGCAGTTAATCAGCTCGTTGTAATTGAATGCCCGTTCTCCCTGCTTAACAAAGATGCAGCGGTACAGGTTGTCGAACTCGTCCGGACTGTTCTCGTTCTGGATTTCCTCCAGGTCGATTAGCGGGAAGCCCTGATCGATAACGTCCTGAACCGTGACAATCTGCCGCCAGATATTGTCTGCACACAGCTGGCCGTCTTTCAGTGCCTTGTGACTGAGATCCAGCTCAGCCCGTTCTTTTTTGCCCCTTCCCTTGTTGAACAGGTTCCCCGTCCAAAATTCATAGGCTTCATGTTCCTCGCTCGACGGAGTGGAAAAATAGGTGCGTCGTAGACCAACATGCGTCGCCATCCCGGCGGCGACTTTTCGCAGGTTGAGGAAGTTGGCTACCCAAAACGCCTCATCAAAATAGAGGTCGCCGGTATAGGACTGCGCAGTTGCTGCTGACGTACCGAGGAAGTACAGCGTTGCCCCGTTCGACAGGATTATTTCGTCACCACCTTTCAACTCAATTCCGATGCTGCGTGCCAGGAAAATAATAAATTTCTTGAACTGGAAAGCCTGTGCGCGTGAAGCCGAAAGGAATATCTGGTTGGTTCCTGTCTCCAGCGCCCTCAGTAGTGCCTCACGTGCAAAGTACCAGCTGGCCCCAATCTGACGAGATTTCAGGATGAAACGGTTACGCCGGTTTCGCTGTTTGTACCAACGCTTCTGATGTTCAAAAAGGGAATCCAGCACCAGGGCGCGAAGCTCTGCGATCTGTTCCGCGCTGAAATGGTTTTTGGGTGTCTTCTCTTTTTTCTCCTGATCCTTCTCTTTGCGTTCGTCACGCGCCAGCCGCGCCAGCTGGCGGCCAAGCACGTCCAGCGTTTTGAAATCGTGAGCGCTCAGGTCTTCTTTTGCCATCAGTCGCAGATAACGCACGTCGGTACGCTCCAGCGCCCGTTGTATCGGCGTGGTTGCGTCCCATGCGTCACGGCGACGCCAGGAATAAATGGTATTAGCACTCAGCCCCAGTCGCTGAGCGATTTGGGGGATGCTGTAGGCCTGCCAGTAAAGGCTTTTGGCCTCGTCGCGGGGATCGGTGACTGTTTTCATGGGTACAGGCTATCGCGCCCGCGAAGGCTGGAATATCAGCCGAGATTGTCGCTGACCGCTGACAATTCCCATGTGTGGCGCGGTTTGGCTGCGGGAAAGAAGATAGGGGCCACAGCAGATAAAACCCTTTCCCGGAGTTGAGAATGGCAAAGACAAAAAAAGTGCGCGTAGCCGTAGAAGGCGCAACCACTGACGGTCGCAATGTGGAGCGCCTGCATATCGAGCAGGCAGCTAAAAATTACAATCCAGAAAAATATGGTGCTCGCGTCAATCTGGAGCATTTCAAAAGCCTGATGCCTGATTCTGCATTTCGTTGTTATGGCGATGTTATGTCTGTGACGGCAGAGGAGATTACCGAAGGCGCGCTCAAAGGGAAGTTAGCGTTATACGCAGAGATTGATCCCACGCCTGAGCTGATTGCTCTGAATCAGTCCCGCCAGAAAGTGTATACCAGCGCAGAGTTTCATCCTTCTTTCTCCGACACCGGAGAAGCCTATCTGATGGGTATCGCACTCACTGACAGCCCGGCAAGCCTGGGTACTGAAATGCTGAAGTTCAGCGCTGGTGCGTGGGTACATCCGATGCTTTCCCGTAAGTCTGATCCTGCGTGCTTCTTCTCTGAAGGGTACGAGGCATCGTTGGATTTTGACGCCGAGCAGCAGCAAACGGAAGCGGGTAAAGCCTTCTTCACCCGCATCAAAGAAAAACTTGCCGGTGGTCTGCGTAAATTCTCAGAAGAAACGGGCGAAATCCGCGATGCGGTAACCCTGATCGCTGAGTCACAGGCTGAAACCCTGGACAGGGTGCAGGCGTTAAGTCAGAGCCAGGTCGCGCTATCCGCCATCCCAAAAGAGGTGGATGACCTTCGGAAAGAACTGGTTGAGCTGAAAGCCACCCTGGCATCACAGGACAACAGCTACAACCAGCGCCCGCCGTCGCAGGGCGGGAATGGTGATTCATCGCTGCTTGCTGACTGCTGAGAAGTTAACCCCCAACCGTTTTAAGGAAAGTAAGACATGAAAACGACTACCCGTATTGAGTGGGACAAGTACACCACTCAACAGGCAAAGCTAAACAACATTCCGGTTGCGCACGTTGGCACCCATTTCAGCATTGCGCCATCAGTCGCGCAGACGCTGGAAAACAAAACTCAGCAGTCGAGTGAGTTTATGCAAAAAATCAACGTTTACGGCGTTGATGAGCAGGAGGGGGAGAAAATCGGGCTGGGTGTTTCCGCACCTGTGGCGAGCACTAATAGCGGTACTACCGTACGCCGTGAGCCGCGCCCGGCGCATTCTCTGGACAGCAATAAGTACCGCTGCGAGCAGACGAATTTTGATACCTACATCAGCTATAAGCAGCTTGATCAGTGGTCGAAATTCCCGGACTTCCAGCAGCGTGTATCTAACCAGATCATCCTTCGCCGCGCACTGGATCGCATCATGATTGGTTTTAACGGTACTTCTCACGCTGAAAAGTCTGATCTGGCCGTTAACCCTCTTTTGCAGGATGTGAATATCGGCTGGCTTCAGCAATTCCGTACGAATGCACCTCAGCGAGTGATGAAGAACATCACCCTGACCAGCCGCGATGAAGATAACAAAATCATTGCGAAAGGTGATTATGGTAATGCCGACTCACTGGTTAAGGATGCGGTAAATAACCTGCTTGATGAATGGTATAAGCAGTCCACTGACCTGGTTGTGATCTGTGGTCGTGAGATTATCAGCAGCCGGGAGCATGCGATTCTTAACAGCCTCAGCCAGAACAACCCTAACAGCGAAGCACTGGCGGGGCAGTTACTGGTTTCAAGCAATAAAATTGCCAGCCTGAATACCTACATTGCCCCGTATTTCCCTGAAGGCACCATGCTGGTGACGTCCTTCAAAAACCTGTCCTTGTACTTCCAGGACGATAAGCACCGCCGCATGTTGAAAGACGAGCCTGAATACAACCGTGTGACTACATATGAATCCTCAAACGATGCCTATGTCGTTGAAGATTATGGTTTCGGCTGCCTGATTGAAGGGATCACCTTCGCAGAAGCAGCAGGCGAATAAATCACAGACCATGCCGGGGCCATCGTCCCGGCTGACAGGGGGAATCATGCTGACACCGGCAAAAAGACATTTTCAAAATGTCATGGCGCAAAACCGTGGCAACGGAGTGACAACGTTCGCTGATATGACGGCGTATGAGCAGATTTTGCATCGCCTGCGCATCGATATGAATCGCCTCAAAGGCATTCAGCGTAAGGAAACTAAGGCAGAAGAAAAGCAAAAGCTGTTGCCCGATTATCAGGGCTGGATTGATGGCACGTTGGCGGCTGACAGCGGCCAGGCTGATGAAGTGCTGACGCGTGTGATGCTCTGGCATATCGATGCCGGGAATATCGCGGAAGCGCTACGCATCGGGGAGTACGTGATCCGCCATCAGCTGGCGATGCCTGACCTGTTCCAGCGTACCGCAGCGGTGACGCTGATTGATGAAATCTGCGATCCGGTGCTTGCTGCTTTCAAAGCACAGTCAAATGTCGCCACTGTCAGCGTTGATTTGCTGAAGGCGCTGGACGGTCTGACAACCGGCCAGGACGTCCCTGAGCAGGTGCGCGCCAAGCTGTGGAAAGCCATCGGGTACACGCTGCGCACCGTCCCAGAAACCCAGCCAGAAGCGCTGGAATATTTGCAAAAAGCCATCGGTGAATTCAGTGACATTGGCGTGAAGCGTGACATTGAGCAACTGGAGCGCCTTCTGAAAAAGACCGCGCTGATTGAGGCCGCTGGCGCGGGAAGCGATGGCGATTCAGGCCAGAAAACTGAAATTCCAACGTCAGCAGTGACTGCGGTGACCGTAATCGATGGTGATCAGACTGCGAATACTCTTGTGCCGGTCATTGATGTGATCGCGGTTCCTGAAGTGAGCACCGAAACGGCACCGGAACCGGAGGTAAAGCCAGCGGTAAAACGTGGTCGCCCGGCGGGGGTTAAAAAGCCAGCCGCAGCGAAGAATAAGACGGCAGCCGCAGGAAAGAAGGCAGCGGCTGCTAAGTAAAGAATGTGCCCCCGCGCACCAGGCGGCACGGCGGAAGTTTTCAGCATTGCTGTATCTCTTCACGCCGTCCACCGCCTGACCTTTTGAGAGTGAAAGAATGAGTCTGGTAGCCAGCAAAGCAATAAACCCCCTTGAGGGGGATGCACCGGATATCAATGACGGCGGAGCCAGCGTAACAAGTGGCCCTTTCTGGCCTGAAATCCGTCTGGTGGATGTTCGTCGTGATATGCGTCTTAACGGGCTGGTTACCACTGACCGGCTGAAGCATTCGACCACTGAGTCTGTACTGAATATTAACCGTCAGCTGGCTGAGTGGCGGATAGGGCAGCAGGCTGAAGGCTATGCGTCACTTGATGCCGTGCCATCTGATGAAATTAATGACACGAAAGAGCTGGTATTCCGTTATCGCCGGGCTGTGTACTGCGCAGCGAAAGCGCTGCTGACTGAGGGTTATCGCGATGTTGACACCACCGGGCAGGGGGAAAAACACGCGGCGGCGCTCACTTCGCAGATAGACACGCTGTGGCGGGATTCTAACTTTGCGGTCCGGGACATTCTTGGCATCAGCCGCGGGCTGGCGGAGCTGGTCTGATGATTGTGAAAGCGTTGCAGGGCGACACCCTCGACCTTGTGTGTCAGCGGCACTACGGCAGCACGCGGGCGGTGACGGAGGCTGTGTTAGCCGCTAATCCCGGTCTGTGTGAGAAAAGCCCGTTTATGACGGCAGGGCAGGAAATTACGTTGCCGGATATTGCTCCGGCGGCACAGGCAGAGATGGTGCAGCTATGGGACTGAATATGGACAGGGTGGTTTCGTTTCTCGCTTACCTGCCGTCAGCCTTTCTGACTACCTTGGGGCTTTTCTCTCTAACGCAATGGGCAACGCTGATCGGCATCGTGCTGGGAATACTGACATACCGGCTGAACAAGCGACATAAGCAGCGCGTTGAACTGGAAGAGGAAAAGCGGACGGCAATCATGAACCGGCTGGCCGATAAGGCGGGCAGTCACAACATGAATGAAGTCGTTGGGGCGTTTCAGGAAATGGCCCGGACGGAAAAAAGAGGGCGTGCGTGATGGGTATTCGAAAGAAAGCGCTGATGTGCGCTGTCACGGTGATTATCGGGCTTGTCGGTGTGGAGTATGCCGGGGTCGTTCGGACCAGCCCGCAGGGGCTGGAGCTTATCGGCGATGCCGAATCTTGCCGCCGCGATCCCTATGTTTGCCCGGCTGACAAGCTGACCGCCGGGATTGGTTCAACAACTGGCATCCGCGCCGGCCATGTGTACAGCGATAACGAAATCGCCGCGATGTGGGTTGAGGATATCAAGCGTGCAGAGCGCTGCATTGACCGGAATTTTAACGGTCGTCTGCTGACTCAGGGGCAGTTTGACGCGATGACGTCGGCGGCGTTCAACATGGGCTGCCTCAATCTGATGTGGTTTACCGACCGACTGGGCGTAAAGCAGCGCACAACCCTGTGGCGCTATGCGCAGGAAAAGCGCTGGCCGGAGATGTGCAACCGGCTGACTGACTTCGTGAATGCCGCAGGCCGAAAGCTACCGGGGCTGGTTAAACGTCGTGAAGCTGAGCGGCTGATGTGTCTGACACCGGAGGAGTGATGATTATTTCCCGGATCTTCTGTGCCGTGGCGGCAGTTCTGACCGTGCTGGCCATCTTCTTCGGTGTGTATTTCAGGCAGTCAGCGCAGTTGGCCAGGGCGGAAGTAAAGCAGGTCGCTGGTCAGCTGGACAGTGCGAATGCGGTGATCGGCAACGTCCAGTTAACGATGAAAATTTTTAGCGTGATAACGGCGGAACGGGCAAATGAAAAAGAACGCGATCGGCAAAAAGGGGAGTTGCGCCGGGCGGCATTACGGGCGGATTTACAGGGTGATCGCTGTGCTTTTGAGCCTTTGCCTTCTGCTGTTGAACGCAGGTTGCTCGATCGTGCGGACGGTATACGTCCCCGCGCAGTGTCTGCCCATTCCGGGGGAGCTGCTTCAGGCAACGCCAGTGCCATATCCGCACCTTAGTGGTTCCCGGATGTTGTACGGCGAGGCACTGGAGTGGACAGACGCGTTACTCGATGCGCTCGACAGCGCTAATAAAGACAAGGCCGCTGCGCTGAAAATTGAGCGGCAGCGGGAGGAGGCTGAACATGCTGAAAAGTGAATTGCTTCGTGCTGCCATCGTTGCGCACAACCCCTTTTTTAAGCAGGAGCCTGATCGCCTGGAAGTGTATGTCACGAAGGGCAATATTCTGGCGTCTGGTACTCCGTCACCATCGTTCGCTTACAAATATGAGCTGAACGTGCTGGCAATGGACTACCCTGGCGATCTGGATGACCTCGCCATCCCGTTGTTGCAGTGGGCGCTGGAGTATCAGTCTGAGCTGTTGTTTAACCCGGCCCGCCGTGAGAACGGCATCAGCTTTGATGCGGAAATCCTGAATAACGGCACCGCCGATATTCTTTTTGTTATCAACGCCGCTGAAAACGTGATCGTCACCCGAGATGAAAACGGGAAATTAGCAACGGTGCATCGCACAGAGCCTAAGCGAACCGATGACATGATCGGTGACTGGAAAACCCTGCTTGCCGTTGATCAGCACGGCACGCCGCAGACCCTGCGGGATGGTGAGTAATGACCCGTGAGCTGATGTTTCACGAACTGGACGCCATTATCGGGCAGGTGTTGGGCGTCACGAAACCCACCACGCGCCGCAGCATGGCCCGCAGGGTGGCAACAGATATCCGCCGCAGCCAGCAAAAGCGCATCGGCCAGCAGAAAAGCCCGGACGGCACAGCTTACCCGGCCCGCAAGAAAAAGAAGCTACGCACCCAGGGCGGTATCAGTTTTCTGCATAACGGGCAGGTGCGCCGGTTGCGGAACTGGCGCAGCAGCAAAGGGCGATACGGTGATCGCATGATCACCGGCTTTGATGATGATAAGGGCGGTATTCGCTCTTTCATCCGGGCTGATATTGAGCGTTATCTCAGCATTGACCTGTCACGCAAAACGGACGTGAAAGAGAAGAAAGACCCGATGTTTAGACGGCTGCGGGGTTCCCGCTTCCTGAAGGCGACGGCATACCCGGATGCGGCGGTTGTGGGATTCCAGGGCCGGGCGGGCCGGATTGCCGCCGTCCATCAGTACGGGCTGACGGATAAAGTGGCGCACCGCTCCAGCGCGAAATACCCGGCGCGTCCGTTACTTGGGCTGACCCCTGCTGAAGTCGACAGTATCACTGATGCGATCATGGGCGTGATTGAAGGAGCGGGGCAATGACACAAGCTGAATCGGCACGACTGCTGCAAAACCTGATCCGTGTTGGAACGGTGATCCAGGTGGACTATGTGCAGTACGTGGCAAGGGTACAGGCCGGAGGCAATAAAACTGACTGGATTCGTTGGGGTGCGCAACGTGCCGGTGATGCACAGACGTGGTGGGCGCCAGCGGTAGGGGAACAGGTTGTAATCCTGTCCCCTGGGGGGGATCTCGAAAATGCCTTCATCGCCTTCAGTCTTTACGGTGCTGATGCGCTGCCGCCGGATACAAGCCAGACCTCACATGTCACACGCTACCCGGACGGGGCAAAAGTAAGTTATGACCCGGCCAGCGGGATGAGGAGTGTCACCGGTATTCAAAATGCTCTGGTCGATGCCAGCGGTACGCTGACCCTTAACCTGTCACGACTCATCATGAATGTTGGTGAGACGGTGATTAACGGTGAGGTTATCCATGGTGGCGGGATTATGTCGTCTAACGGCGTTGTGGTTCACACCCACGTTCACAGCGGTGTTCAATCGGGACCCGGTAAATCCGGAGGCCCGCAGTGAGTGAATGGAAAGGTATGAACAGTGCGAACGGCGCAACGGTTGAAGGTGATGACCATCTTAAGCAGTCGATTGCAGACATCTTGCTTACGCCGTCCGGCAGCCGTCTGATGCGTCGTGATTATGGCTCTGCAATCTTCTCTCTGATTGACCAGCCTGATAACGACGTGACGCGGCTGAGGCTGATCTCTGCTGCTGTTATCGCGCTGTGGAAGTGGGAGCCGCGTATCACGCCGACAAACGTCACTTTTGAGAGTGCCGGGCAGGGCAGCCGGACTATGAAAATCACAGCACAGCGCAGCGATTCGCTGAGTGCCATCACAACGGATATCACGCTATGAGTGGAGTTATTGACCTTTCGCAGCTGCCAGCGCCGGAAATCGTTGAGACGCTGGATTTTGAGGTGATTCTTGCCGCACGCAAGGCGGCGCTGATCGCGCTGTACCCGGCTGATGAACAGACCGCAATAGCGCAGACGCTGGAACTTGAGTCTGAACCGATGCTTAAGCACCTCCAGGAAAGTGCCTACCGGGAAATGCTTCTCCGCCAGAGGATTAACGAAGCGGCACTTGCGGTGATGGTTGCTTATTCGGGTGGGGCAGACCTTGAACAGCTGGCAGCACATAACAACGTTTCACGCCTGACCGTCACCGCTGCGGATGCCACGGCTATCCCGCCGGTTGCTGCTGTAATGGAGAGCGATGAGGATTTACGTAGCCGCATTCCAGCGGCATTCGAAGGCTTATCTGTGGCCGGGCCGACAGCCGCATATGAGTATCACGCCAAAAGTGCTGACGGGCGTGTTGCTGATGCGCGTGCTATCAGCCCGTCACCGGCTGAAGTGGTGGTGACTGTCCTCAGCCGTGAAGGCGATGGCACAGCAGCTGCGGATCTGATCGGCGTTGTCTCGTCAGCGCTAAATGATGAGAGCGTGCGCCCGGTTGCTGATCGGGTAAGCGTCAAATCGGCAGAAATCATCAGCTATGCAATTGAGGCAAAGATTTTTCTGTTGCCCGGCCCGGAAGCTGAGCCAGTTCTCGCCGCAGCCCGCGCTAACCTCAATGCCTACGCGTTGCGGCAGTCACGTATTGGACGTGATATCAACCTGTCCGCCATTTATGCCGCCCTGCATGTGGAAGGGGTGCAGCGTGTAGAGCTGGTATCACCGGGTTCTAATGTGGTGCTCGACAACACTCAGGCGGCTTACTGCACCGGCGCGGTGGTGACCAATGGTGGGACCGATGAATAGCATGTTGCCGCCGTCTGCAACCGACCTTGAGCGCAGACTCGCAGCGGCCTGTAGTGATATGGCAAACCTCAGCGTACCGCTGCGGGATCTGCTTAACCCTGATACCTGCCCTGTGCGTCTGCTGCCCTATCTTGCATGGTCCTGGTCTGTTGATCGCTGGGATGAAAGCTGGACGGAAAGCGTTAAGCGCAAGGTGGTGAAGGATGCTTTTTATATCCATCAGCACAAGGGAACCACAACCGCAATCCGCCGTGTTGTTGAGCCGTTCGGTTTTCTGCTGCGCATAACTGAATGGTGGAAGAACGATGAAACCCCCGGCACGTTTCGACTGGATATCGGCGTACAGGACCAGGGTATCAGTGAAGAAACCTATCAGGAGCTTGAGCGGCTGATCAGTGATGCAAAACCTGTAAGCCGTCATCTGGTGGGTATGTCGATTAATTTGCAGTCCAGCGGCAGTGTGCCGGTTGCGGCGGCCTGTTATTCCGGGGATGAGCTGACCGTTTATCCCTACATCAGCGAAGTTATTACCGTCACCGGCGGCACCTATGGCGCCAGCGCGGTTCACATTATTGACAGCGTGAGAGTAAACGCATGACAACAAAATACTATGCAATTCTGACCACCCTGGGCGCGGGGAAGCTGGCAAACGCCGCCGCGCTGGGTACGAAATTACAGATTACCCATATGGCGCTGGGTGACGGTGGTGGCGTGCTGCCATCGCCGAACGCCAGTCAGACCGCACTAATTGGTGAAAAGCGACGCGCCCCGCTTAACTCACTCAGTGTCGACGCTGCGAACAGCAGTCAGATTATTGCTGAGCAGGTGATCCCTGAAGACGAGGGCGGTTGGTGGATTCGTGAGATTGGCCTGTTTGATGCTGATGGTGTGCTGATTGCCGTAGCGAACTGCGCTGAGACGTATAAGCCGCTGCTTCAGGAGGGAAGCGGGCGCACGCAGACCGTGCGTATGATCCTGATCGTAAACAGCACTGATGCTGTGACGCTGAAGATTGACCCGTCTGTTGTGCTTGCTACGCGTAAATTTGTTGATGATTCCGCTGCTGCTATCAAAGTTTATGTTGATGCGCAGAAGGCAAGCCCGGCGTTTACCGGAAAGCCAACGGCACCGACTGCGGCGAAGGCTGACAACAGCACGCAGTTAGCGACAACGGCATTTGTTAAAAGCGTGACAGCTGACTATGCAACGACGGTAAGCCCCTCACTGAGCGGCACCCCAACGGCACCAACGGCCCAGGCGGGTAATAACTCGCAGCAGCTGGCGAACACCGCGTTTGTGCAGGCGGCAATTGCGGCAATGGTCGCAGGTGCGCCGGGGGCGCTGGACACGCTGAAAGAGCTTGCTGACGCACTTGGTGGTGATGCGCATTTCTCAACGACGGTGCTGAATGCGCTGGCCGGGAAAATGGATATCACAAAAAACGGCGCTGATATTAACGACGTTGCTCAGTTTCTGATTAACCTCGGTCTGGGAGATGCTGCAAAAAGAAGTATTGGATCAGGGGCGAATCAGGTCCCGGATATGAATTCATTTTCCAGCAGTATGAGTCCGACGATCGGTGCGCAGTCTCTGCCCCGTGGTATGAAATTTCAGTACGGTCAATTTAGCCTCGGCGCGTCAAGTACAGCAACGACAACGGTCACGTTCAAAGAGGCATTCGTTAATACTTGTGTAATGATAATTCCGGTGCCAGCTGGCGCTGCGACTGATCAGATCGGATTTTCCCCGACAACTTTAACTAACGTCTCCGGTGTTTTAAACAAAGGCAACGCTGATAACTCTTCGCGCACCGGATATTATCTTGCAATAGGTTACTAATATGACGAGTAAAATTTATTTCAGCCCAAAAACGCTTGGTTTTTATAATGAATCGAACAAGTCAGATTCTGAGGCTGTAGGGACCTGGCCGCAGGACTTAGTGGAAATAACATTAGAAAAAAGGGAAGAGTTGCTGTCAGCCAGCGGGCTAGGCTACACAATTTCTGCTGATACAGGCGGGAATCCAATTCTTATTCCACCTCCTGCACGTACCCAGGATGATTTAATTGCTGAAGCGAAAGCAAAGCGCGACGAACTCAGGGCTAATGCAGATTATGCGATTGCCCCTTTAGCGGATGCCGTTGACTTGGGGGAAGAGACTGAAGAAGAGATCGTATTGCTGAAGAAATGGAGGCAGTATCGTATTGCTCTGAACCGTCTGGAACTGTCTGTTGCACCAGAAATAACATGGCCGAAAATACCAGAATAACAAAGGGAGCCGGTTGGCTCCCTTTGTTTTATACAAGTGACAAAATATCGTCGAGTGTAATTCCCGCCAGCTTCTCTCGGATATCCTCACTGACTTTTTTCAGACTGAGGGTAAACTCAATCTTCTGTGCTTTCCCGTCACTCATAAATTCCGTTTTGTTTGTCGTAATCCCGGCAATAACAAACATGCCGTAGATAAAACCGGTGCCTTCAATAAGCGGCCAGGGCTTGCCACCGTAAGCCATCGTTCGCAGTGCCTCCAGCGACATATCGCCCCCGGTCACTTCCGGGTACAGCGTGCCGGTCAGGGTAATGTTGTCTTCGCCTGTACCGATGTACTGCCATTTTGCAGACTTCCCTATCCGGTCATTCTTCACATGACGCCAGGCGGTTTCCTGCTGGAATGACTGATAGGGGATGGTATCAAGCATAAAAATGAACATACCGTAAGCCATCATCATCGGGTGTTACTCCCTGTCTTTGAGTTGTGAGCGTTTGCGGGATTCTTGTTCCCGCAGCAGTTTTCTAAATTCATCCTTCACAGTAGCGACTATCTCTTTAGCGTCCTGCCGTTCAGAGCCGTAGAAATTAATCGTCAAATTAAACGTGTCGGGCGTGGCTACGGGCGCGGTCGGATTTGACCGTGCTGAAGCCGTTACCGGAACAGGAACGCCGGGCAGGTTTGACCGTGCTGGCCATCCCGTCACATTGCTGGCAAAACCAGAAACAGCGTTGCCGAGTCGGCTGGTGAGTGACTGCGCCTGACTGTGTGCAGCTGCTATCCGGGGTTCTGCATACGAGCCGATCACAGGCATCACCGGCGGGTGCTTTTTGAAGACAATCTCGCCCAGCTTTTCAATCGCTGCGGGCTGTGGCATTTCGCCCGGGACCGACCCGGCATTTTCTTTCTTACCTTTTCTGTCTTTTTTGGACAGATTCGGGCCGCTTAATTCGGCAGTGGGTACAGGGGCAACCACAGGCGGAGGCGTCGTTGGTTTTGGAGCTGCGGGTTTAGGTGCATTGTCGCCAGCGGCTTTGATTGCCGGAGCTGAAGGTTTCCACTCCTGCGCGATCATTTTTTTCTGTTTGCTGTCCCACACGTAAACGACGGGTTTTTTCGCCTGAGGTGCTACGGCATCCATCGTACCGGCCACTTCTTTCGCCGCGTTAGCCGCTTCAGGAATCGCACCCAGTTTTTTCAGCAGCCAGCCGATGCCCTCAGCCACTTTCAGAATAACGCTGACAACGCCGGAGATTGCTTTTCCAACGATTTCACCGAATGCCCGGCCAGCTTCAGTACATTCACGTAGCGTCTCAGCGGAGGCGTTTACAGGCTCAAACAATTGCTTAAACCAGTTCCACACCCGACTGATCGCGTTGCCGATGCCGTCGAAAATAGGCGCCAGCGGAGCAAACGCCTGTTTAACGGGGGCGATAGCGCTGATAAGGCCTGACCAGAATCCGCTGAAGAAAGATTTAATGGGTTCCCAGTAACGCCAGATCATCAGTGCCGCACCGGCCAGCGCTGCAACAAGTAGGCCAATCGGGCTGAGCAACACGGACAGGCCGCCGCCCAGCACCGTCAGAACGGTGCGCCCTACGCTGAGGAGCGTGCCAAAACCACCTGTTGCTAATGATCGCAGGCCGTTGCCGAGCGCTGCCAGGGCGGTACGCGGTGACGTAAACAAGGTGGTAAGTGCTGAGCCGGTTGCGCTTCCCATGCGGGAAACCATACCGATGCCATTACGGCCAGTTGCAAGGATGCTGCTGCCGAGGTTGCTGGCCGCTGAGCCAGCGGAGCGGAAGATAGGTAACCAGTCTTTGACGCTGCGCCCGGTGCTACTGAGTAGCGGGCCGAGGTTCTTCAGTTTTGACGCCATGCCGCCCACAGAAGGGAGCAGGCCGCCGAAGCCCCGCCCACCGGTCAGCATCGACAGGCTGAGACGCACGGCAGCCATCGGTAGCAGGATGCTGGCAACGGCCAGCGCCAGTGAACCAAGCACGGCAAGGGCAACGCCCACGGCTACGGCTACTTTCAGCAGCGTGGCAACCAGTGCCGGATTTGCTTCAGCCCATGCACGGAAGCGCTGGATCATCTTCGTTGCATAGCCCATGACTTCCATCGCCGGGCCGCGAAGGGTTTCACCCAGGCTGCTGAATGAGTTTTGCATCGCGGCTTTAGTGGTCATCCACTTCGCGTCTACGGAGTCCAGGTTAATATCTGACTCGCGTTTCATTGAGCCTTTAGCGGCTTCCCCGTTCACCAGTTTCAACTGGCGGTACAATTCAGGCAGGTTGTTTGCCAGCTTCTGCGCCGAGCCGCCAAACTCCTTGCCGAAAATCTGCGTTAAAACCGAGGACTGATCGGACGCGGGTAATTTCTTGACCTGTTCCAGCACGGTAAGGATCGTGCCCATCGCATCAACGGGCATACGCTTTTGAATCTTCTCAGCGCTCAGGCCAATAGCGTCCAGCCCCTGCATAAAGTTATCGCTCTGCTGCGTAGCGATAGACAGTTCGCGAACCATCGCATGTGTTGAGCTGGCGGCAATTTCCGGCGCTGCGCCCAGCGTCAGAAAGGTGGATGCCAGCGCGGCGGCTTTACGGTAGTCGAGCTTGTCGGCATCGCCCCCGATGCGTTGCAGGACGTCGATAATGTCCGAGCCTTTCGATTTGGCGTTGTCGTCCAGGTAGTTCAGGACGTCACCAAGCTTCTCAATTTCCTGAGTGGGTATGCTGTACAGGCCTGCAATTTTCCCCAGGCTTTCCGATAGCTCGCTGGCCGGGAGTTCAAAAGCGGTGGATGCCATCGCGGCGGTATTGGCAAACGCCAGTAAATCGGCTTTCTGCTTTTCCCACGGATCGTCACCATTGGCCGCGCCCATACGTGCGCCACCTTCAATCAGGGCGGCATAGTCTTTCGCGCCATTCTCCATCGGCAGGCGTTCGCTGGCCTCTTTAATGGCCTTCTGCATCTCATAAAATTGCGCGGTACGATTGCCGTTATCATCGCGCATCCCGTTAACCTGTTTTGCCACACCCTTCATTGAGTTTTCAAAGCTGGCATAACTCGTAATCAGGCCCACTACCGGTGCGGCGATGGCTGCACCGGTTGCCATCATGCGCACCCCGCCGCCCTCGAGTTTTTCACGCGTTTCCTTCGCGTGCTGATACTGCTGCTGCGCCCGAGTGACGGCAACTAATCTGCGCTGCTGTTCGGATAGCTGTCGGTTATAGGCCTGCGTTCGGCGCGTGATCTGATCTGTTGCTGTGCTGCCTCCCTTTAGCAAAACACCGTGTTGCATCAGTGATGAACGGAGGCTGCTAAGTTTGGCTTTTTCCTCATTGTGGGCGCGGGATAGCTGGCGCACTGCGTCAGACTGGCTTTTGAGTGCCGCTGTCTGTGCGTCGGTACGCTGTTTAGCCGGGCCGAATGATGCGCGGAGTTCTTCTGATTTCTTGCGGGCTTCAGCCAGCTGACGTGCAGTGGTTTCCGATGCTTTCGACAGCCGGTCAAAACTGGCTGCGTTGCGCTCCATCCCCTTCAGGCTGGTCTGAGTGGCTTTAATCTGTGACGCCAGAGAGGCGGCGCTTTTTTGCGCCGCGCTCACTGGACGGGAGAGGTTGTTGATAGCGCTGAATGCTACCCTGATGCTGAGATTGCGATCTGTCATTCTTCCTGTCCATTTCGTGCCAACGCACGCTTATGCCAGGTAAGAAATTCTCCCACTGGCATCGTGTCGTAGGTTGACGGCTGCCAGTGGAAAATTACGGCGATATCTGCGATTAGTTCGTCAGTATCAACCGTCGGACAGCGGATTACGCTTCTGGCGTTGCTGTCTCGTTCGGTTCCGATTGCGGTGCCAAAAAATCAGCGATACCCGCCGCGAACTGCGCAAAATCAGACGGGTGAAGCGCGGAGATTTCCACTTCAGTCAGTGCCGGGCTGGTGACACGTGGCAGCAGTTTGATCAGGGAGTCAACATCGCTGGTCATGACGTCATACAGCTTCAGGCCTCGCAGTGAGCCGGTCTGCTTCATAGCGTCAGTGATCGTGACCTCTTTGATAGTGCCTGTGCCGCGAGTAATAGGAGCGAACAGTGGAATAGATTTTGCCATGATAAAAATCTCTTAAGTGCCGGGCGCGGTATTGCCCCCGGCGGGGTTGTTTGCTGGCTGATTACAGGCCGATGTTTTTGCGATGTTCTTCCAGCTTGTCTACGCCATCGACTTTCCAGACCATGTTGAGCGCATCCAGCTCAAAGGCTTCTTCGTTATTGATGGTGATTTTGACGTAGGTGTTTTTCAGCGTGTATTTATGCGAGGTGTTATCACCCTGTTTCGCGCTGCCCCAGTCCATTTCCTGCACACGTCCCCGCGTCTGAATTTCGCAGGGAATGGACAGGCCGGTTGTATCGTCAAGGTATGAACCGGCAAAGCGCAGCTGCACGCCGTCAATCGTTGCGCCGTAAGTTTTTAGCAGACGTGCATCCAGACCCCCGAGTGTGATTTCCATATCAGCGGCCCCGGCTTCAAATCCGAGATGAATGGACACGCCCATTGGCATTCCGGCACCCTGGTAATCTTCGGTCTTGCGGGACAGCTTTGGCGTGGTGATCTCTTCAGCAATGCCGAGGAAGCTGTCGCCGTTAACGAAGGTATTCCAGGAAAAAAGTTTGCTTGGTAATCCCATGATTTTTTTCCTCAGGCCTGGGCAAACGTTGCGATGTACTCATCCGTGAATTCCTGAATTAACTCCAGGTGTTCCAGCGGCGGCACGGGCGTGTATTTATAGCGAATGGTGGCTTTACCATCGCGCAGGGCTTCGGGGGTGTTATCTCCGGCGTAGTCAAACCAGCACTGGAAGCCCAGCAGGCGATTAGCCGTGACCAGCGATGCACCTTTGCGGTTGATGCCATCTACGATGTCCTTAATCAGCGACGGCGTGAGCGGCTTATCCACGTAAGGGAAATGCGCCTCTGCGATGGTATCCGCAAGAATTTGCGCGGTGCGGGTATAGCTTTCGAAGAAGTAGGTTTCGGCGTCACAGGTACGTGAACCCCAGAAGCGGAAACCGTCACGCTTAATCAGCGTGGTGATGCCTTTGCTGTTGAGATCGTCAGCGTCGGTATCGTCACCTTGGAGCGTCCAGTAAACGTCTGCGGAGATACCCAGGACGTTTGATACTGGCACGTTCGACAGGACCTTATGCCAGCCCTGTTCTGCATCGATTTTTGCGCGTAGGCCGATAGCGTAGGCCGCAGCTGGAATGGTTTCATTCGCAGCTGTCAGGCTGTTATAGGCGATGAAGTCAGGGTAAATCACCATGATTTCACGTTCGCTGAAGTCTTCGCGGTACGTTTTTGCCTCTGCGATGGTTTTACAACCGTTCGCGCCGACATAAGCGAAAGCCCGCAGCTTTTCAGCGATAACAGCCAGCTGGAGCGCCACGACTTTTGTATCGAGTCCCGGTACTGCAAGCACGCGGGGGTGCTCACCGGTGCGCGGTTCTGCGGTCAGTAGTGCAAACATGCCGGTATAACGACCATCTGCACCGACGCCGCCAATAACCAGCTGATCCTGCGTAGGGGCAGTTTCACCTTCAGACGGAATAACCTTTGATGCATCCGCAACGCGGATCACAACCGTTTTCGGGCTGGCCTGGTCAGAGATGGCTTTCAGGGTGGTGTAGAGCGTGCCGCTTTTCCCGGCTTTACCGAGATAATCCCGGACACGCGTCAGTAATACTGGCGTGTTTAGCGGGAAGGTAACGGCGTCAGCATCGTCAGCGGTACAGACCACGCCGATAACGGCGGTATCAATATCGCGGATCATTGTGCTGAGGTCGGTAGTTTCTTTGACCTGGACGCCGTGGTGGTAATTTTCACTCATGCTTTGTTGCCTCTGGTTGATGCGTGCAATACATCATCGTGAAGCGGGGCAACCTTTTCACGCGGTGGCGATTGTCGCTGGCGGCTGACAACCTGCGCCAGCTGACTGAAGTCCTCACGCGGGCGAGGATGCAGGCAGGGGGATTTATGCTGAACATATTTGATGACGATTTATCACCACAGCCAGCATTTGAGCTGATGGTAAAAGGCGAGGTGCTGACAAGTCTGGATGATCGGTTGATGTCGCTGACGCTGACGGATAACCGCGGCTTTGAAGCGGACATGCTGGAGCTGACGATTGATGATACTGACGGGATGGTTGTCATGCCGCCGAGAGGTGCGGAAATCGCTGTTGCTATCGGCTGGGCTAATAAGCCTCTGGTTGATAAAGGTGTGTATACGGTGGATGAAATTACCCACCAGGGGCCGCCTGACCGTCTGGTGATCACCGCCCGAAGTGCGGATTTTCGTGAGGACTTCAACGTTAAGCGAGAATACAGCTGGCATAACATCAGCGTGGGGGCGGTGGTTTCCGCTATTGCCGGTCGCTATGATCTGATCCCGGCGGTCAGTGCGTCACTGAAGGATGTGGAGATAGACCACGCTGACCAGACCAGTGAATCCGATATCAGCTTCCTGACGCGCATGGCTGAAATGATCGGCGCTGTTGCCACGATTAAAAATGGCCGGTTACTGTTTATCGTGCCGGGTATGGGAGTTTCACAGAGTGGCCGCGTGCTGCCGTCGGTAATGATTACCCGCGCAAGCGGGGACGGGCATTCATTCCGGGTTGCTGATCGCGATGCATACACAGGCGTTCAGGCTTACTGGCTTGATCTGAACTTCGGTAAGAAAAAGCCTACGGCCGTAAAGCGCCGGAAAAAAACAAAACCAGTCACCACCACGCCAGCTTCAAGCAAGAAAGAAGGGGATTACGTTGAAGGCGCAGAAGGTAACGTATTTGTCATGCGCAAAACGTTTAAGACAGAGCGGGCTGCCCGACGTGCGGCGGCGGCGAAGTGGGCTGAGCTTCAGCGCGGAGCGGCTGAGTTCAGTATCACCCTGGCGCGTGGTCGTGAAGATTTGTACCCCGAACTGCACGCGAATGTCAGTGGCTTTAAACCGATGATCGATGCGGCCGACTGGGTGATTAACCGGGTGACTCATACCATTGACGATAACGGATTTATGACCGGGCTGGAGCTGGAGGTGCGGATCACTGGCTGGGAAGGTGCTGAAGAAACAAGCGAAACGGAATAGATTATTTTTCGGAGTTATCCTAAAATGCAGGGCGAGTTTAATCAGATAGTGGTGAGGTTTTATGTTCACCTGCCCGAAATGCAACGCCAGCGCCAAAACCCGTACCAGCGTAAGAATCAGCGAGATGACTCGCCGCAGTTACCACCAGTGCAATAACCTTGCCTGCGGTGCCGCGTTTACTACTCTGGATTCCGTAGAGCATTTTCTGAACCAGGTCAGCCCGGTAGCCGCGCACAGCGTGCCGAAAGATATTTTTCCCGGCTCCCACTATGGGGATGACCAGTTAGCCTTATCACTCTGAAGACAACAGAAACCCCGCAATGCGGGGTTTTTTATTAATTCAAAGTTGCAGGCTTGAAGGTGGCTTCAGCTAGTCGGTCAATGATAAATGCGTCGCCTTCATTGCCTGATTTCTTACCTAACAGGTCACAGCTTTTGTCACCATCCTGGTAAACATAGCCTTGAGTACGATCGCTATTTTCTATGAACACACGTTCTATCTTTCCCGCCTTCCAGGCTGTTTTACCTTTAACATCGCCGTAATACGCAAAGCACATGTCTTCAACTGTGGCTTTGGCCTGTAACTCTCCAATCTCGTCAAATTTGTAAGCTATGTGCAGATCCCCGTTAACCAAAACAGGAGGGGAGGTGAGATTTAATTTGCTGAGAGAGTGTTGCAGTGGTGCGGGTATGGTTTCGATATTTGCAGTCTGTGCGGCGAAAGGAAGGGAGAGGGATAGTGTGGTTGCTATGACTAAAGAGGTTTTGGTAATCAT